AGAAAATATTATTGATTATGCAAAATCCAAATATAATGGAGAAGAGTTAATAAAATTTTTAATAAATATAATCCCAGAAGTTACATATGAAGAATATCTAATGTTTATGTAGAAATAAAAGTCGTATTTGATTGGAAGGAAAAGTTATGACGAAAGATGAATTGCGGAAAGAATTAAAAACTGGTGTGAAATTAGAAGATATATTTAAATTCACAGAAGGTCAGGATTGTCTAATCTATAAAGGGAAATTTCTTCCTGGCATTATTGGAGATGATATTTGTTATATTTCTGATCTTTCTTTAGTTGATATCCAAGTTAATAAGAGTATTGTCAAAAGTTATGAAATTGATAGCGTTATGGGTCGGTGTTATACAACAAACGACTTTATAAAAGAATGCAATGGGCATGAAAATATTGCAGAAGATTTATTTAATTATGTTGATTGGCAAACTCCTGATATTAATGATTTTATGGAAGGGTACGATGATAAGGAGCAGTTTTTTAAAGAATATAGATTTCCTATGGATGATTTGTTTGTAACAGAAAAAATGAAAGATTTATTATCCAGAATTGCAGATTTAGCAGCACAGGCTTCAGATGAGGTTTATGACGATGACGATGATAATGGAACCTATGGAATTCTTTCTCTTTGCGACCAGCTATATGAGAAGATTAATAGATACTTGGAGCGTGATAGCGATGACTAAATATCAGCAAGCGAAAAATAAAATACGTGATCTGGCTGCAGATTGGCAGTCGGATTTTGAAAACAACAATTACTCATGGTTGGAATTACTCCAATGGCAGGAGTTTTTTAGTATCAAGGCAAAACAATATGGATTAGTAAATGAATTTCGTGAGAACGGAATTATTTGAAAGGAGAAGATATAAATGAAAGAGACAATTGAATATTTAAAAAAGGACCGGAAAGTAAATGACACTTTTATGAAAAAGCTTCAGAAAGTAGGATTTGAAATTGATTATACACGATATGGTTATTGGAATAATGTAGAATGCGTTCGGATTGGAAGAAGCTGCATACCCTTGTATGAAACACACTTTTCTGATAATGGAAATTCAGAGTCACTTGATTACAGGTATCAAAATGATGTAATTAAAGATATCTACAACGCACTTGAAAAAGAAAAGAGAAATGCCGAAGAATCAGATAAGATGGTTGACGATTTCTTTGCAAAACTTGGACTGAGGGAGGGTTAACAATGAAAATTGCAAGAATGTGGACATTAAGTACAGCGCATATTTCAAGAGAAACAGACAAATGGTTAATATGGCAAGTAAAAGAACCGACTGAGGGATTATGCGTGTATAAAAAAACTGGTGGATATTTTGTTTATGTGCCAGATGATTTTGATTATGAAGAAATGAATCTTCCGGAAGATATTGAAACAATAATTGCTTTTGCAATTGGATGTGGCGTAGATTGGATCTGTCTTGATTCCGATGGTCCGATTGAGAATGGATTTAAAACATATGAATGGTGAGGATAAGTTATGACTGAATTAGAAAAACAAAAATGCAACAAGGTTATGTGGGAAGGAATCAGGAACGGAAGAGAAGCACAAGAAGTTTTCAAGCGAACCAATATATCTGCGGTACAGATGAGGTTTGCTGATCAGAAAATTGGTTATGCTCAAGGAGTTAACCAGGCACTTGCTTACATTGGTTATAGCCATCCAGATATGAAAATGTTATGGGATGTAATTTGAAAAAGGTGATTAAATGAGAGAAGAATGGGTTTGTACAGATTTAGATAGCAGTCAATATTGCAAGATAAATTCGGATGGAACATATAGTTTTATAGAAAAAGTATGGTTAGATATTTGTAAGGGAGATCCTGGATATCCGGATAAAAAATATACAGTAAAAACTGCTTTGGTCGATCTCGATGATTATACAGAGCATGAAAAGGAATGTAATATTTCCGGATATTACGATTCTATTGAATCATTAAGAGAAAATTATGATGATTATTCTGATCAGATTATTGCGGAATGTATTTTTGAAGAAATGACAGATGGCAGCGCTTCAACTACTGAAATGATGACAGAAAAAGAAGCAGATGATTATATTCAGAAATATATTTCAGAAAGATAAAATCGAGTTTTTACGGAGGTAGCAAAAATGGGAACGACAGTTGGAGATTTGCTTTCATTACAAAATGGTTCTTTTGGAACAGTAAAAATATACAATAGAAAGGAAATATTTTCAGGATCTGTTAAAAAAGCCATGGAATTATATTCTAAGTACAATGTGGTGAGCTTTGGAACAAATTGGTATGAAGATTTGTGTATATATGTAGAAGATTAATATGAAATCAACTTTTTATGGAGGCTGAAATGGACAAAAGATATTGGACAGCTGAAGAAGAGAAATATATGAATAAATATTATTTGCGACAGCCTAACAAGCGAACTGCAAAAGCTCTCAATCGAACAGTTGAATCTGTTCGGAAGAAAGCTGCTAGAATGGGAATCAATACATATTATGATGGGTATCTGAGTGCTAGAGTGCTTGGAAGATGCTTTAGTACGAATGAGAGAGCGGTAAAAAGATGGGTGGAAAAATTCAATCTTCCGGCAATCAAGGTAAAAGAGCCAAACCGTACAAGATATCAGATAGATCCAGAGCAATTTTGGAAATGGGCAGATACTCACCGAAGTATAATCAATTGGTCTGGTTATGATTTATGTTCCATTCTTCCAGAACCACGTTGGGTTGAATTTGAGCAAGCGAGATATAAAACAAAACGTCATGGGCAAAGGTTTACGGACAATGAAATTGTTAGGATAAAACATATGAAGCACCGTGGATTAAATACAAAAGAAATTGCTGCAGAGATGGGAAGAACGGAAGTAAGTATTAGACACGTATTAAAAAAAATTGCATAAGGAGTGATAAATATGACGAATTATAAACCTAAACATGGCGATATGGAACTTTGGTTAATTTGCGCCGCGATTAAGGGAGATAATGATAAAATTTTAAAAATGGCTAAAAGTGAGAAAGATGGAACATATCCGGTAAAATTTGAAGTTGGCGGAATTGAATTGGACTTTTCAGTAGTTGCAAAGAGAATTGAGGATTCTATTGATGAGCTGGTTGCATCAAAAGCACAAGAATTTCTGGATGATAAATATGAAAATTTAATTAAAGGTATAAGTGATATCCAGGAACGAATATATGATCAGAAAGAGAAGTTTTTCAAATACAAAGATGAGTGAGGTAAGTAAAATGGACCGGCTTGATAAGGTAATTGGCTATTTGAAAAGTAACACAACATCGGAAAGATCCGATGGAGATCAACTTATTCAATTGGCATGTAATTGTATTAAATATGCAGATTTCTACACAGGACGTAGTTCTAAGAACTGGACAGCAAGGGAACTATTTGATGGGGTATTAACAGAGGACCAGATAAAAGAAATTTTTGATTCGGAGGTGTGATTATGGTTGACAAGCGAAATAATAATAAAAAATATGTGATGATTGTTACAAGTGAGGATGAAAGATATAATCCAAATGCTCCACATGATGGGGTTGGTGTTCAGCTCAGATTCTTTGTAGATCATCCCTGGGAAGGCAGATTTGAATGTTGCATAGATGGAGACAATTTTAGAGAGCTAAGTGAAGAAATAGAAAAAGCTGATGTTGAAGGGCTTTTTTATCAGCTTTATGAGAACGAAGACGGAAATCGTATTGGATATGGCATAGTTGATTATGATGCTATCCAGGACGAGATTGATGAATACGAAGCTAAGAACATGGAAAACATTGAGGCTTTGTCATATAATGTCCAGTACGGAGATGAAATACTTTTAACAACACCACATTTAGGATACGCTGGCATGTGTAAATATTATTTTCAACAGCAGATACTTGATGGTATATTTGATGAAAACTGGAATATTAAACCGGGAGAGAGAAGATATGTCGCAAACAAAATTGTCATTGAACCAGTAAAATGATGGAGGTATTAAGAATTAAGAATGGAAAATTATTATAAACGTACTTTTGATGGTGCTGTTTTCACAGAAGAGAAATTAAAAATATTTTACCTACAAATACTAAATATAAAAGAAAATAATTTTCACGCATGGCTTAATGAGAATCTGGCTAAGGGAAATCTTAAAATTATTTCCATGATCGAGTATACAAGAAAATTGATTAATGATTACAATAGTATAAAATGAGCGGAGGCAGAATAATGGGAAGCTTTAGTTGG